AAAAAACTCATCATCGAATAAACCCAATCAAATGGCTAAATTATTAAGAGATAGAAGGTATAAACAACGTATACTTAAATCTAAAAAACTATATAATAGGAAGGATAAAAATTATGAATCTATCGCGTAACTTTACTTTATCAGAGTTAACTAAATCAGATACTGCAATACGTAAGGGTATCAATAACAATCCTAACGCAGAGCAAATAGAAAAATTAAAAGCACTTTGTGAAAACATCCTACAGCCGGTCCGGGATCATTTCGGCAGAGTAAAGGTGACTAGCGGATATCGTTCACCAGAATTATGTCATGCTATAGGAAGTTCTGTAAATTCACAACACGCCAAGGCCGAGGCCGCAGACTTCGAAGTAATAGGCACAGACAACGCGGAATTATTTGATTGGATCAAAAATAACCTCCAGCCAGATCAATTGATACTTGAGTTCTACACTCCGGGTGAACCTAACAGCGGATGGATTCACTGCAGCTGGGTTGAAGGAACACCAAGAGCTTCTTATTTACACGCGTATAAATCAGAAGGTAAAACAAAATATAAACCTGTATTAGGAAGTGCACGTGACATTGTTTAAAATATTTCAAAGAATAGATACCGTTACTGGTGTATGTGAAAACTGTGAGGAAGATACAATCCTAGTTGCAATTGTTTCGGAATTTTATAGATGTACAAACTGTGGTCATGATACCAAACAACACGTTAATGGAAGTATAAGATATTTAAAACTAGATGAGAGTGATAAAGAATGGCTAAAAAGAAACCACTCTTCGGAGTAAATACATACAAAGGTTCAACTAGAAAGAAAAGACCAAGGAGACATGCGAAAAAACCGAATAAAAAATTTTCACGAAAAAAGTATCGCGGACAAGGTCGTTGAATTAGACCGTATCGCTAATCTTTGGAATAAAACCAAGGATCAAAAATATTATGAAAACTGGTTTAAAGAGATGAGGAAATTGGCTGACCGATTGGTTTCTTCTTAGGAATAATAATCTGTGTGCACTCAAATTTAAGGTATAAACCATGTTTATCAACCTCTGCTTGACCGATTTCTTTTATCTTATTAAGAGATTTTTGATACCCATCTATAAGGCAAGTGTAACTAGAGTCATAGGCCTCCTTAAAAGTAATTGGAGGTAAACACGTATTAGCCACAGTGCTACAAATCAAAATTGATAATAAATAATTCATTGACAACCCCTTTAAATTTTAATAGGATATCCTACATTATATGTACAAAAGAAAGGTTATAAATGACAGACTTTAGCAAATATAAAAATGTTTCCTTATCAAAGGATACATACACTAAATTAGATAGTTTGAGAAGGGTCATAGTGCCCAACACGACAATATCTCGTGCACAAACAGTTAATATATTGGTTAATGAAAAAGTTGAAAAACTCAATGGTAAGTTATCAAAGACTAAAAACAAGTGATGACTACTCACGTCCAGATCCAGAACTTAAACTTTGGAGGGCTGTGTTAGGTTTAGCTGCGGATGATGCAACCAGAGATAAATATCAATTTCACGAAGGTCGTAATATGATCGATCAAGCGAGATCTTGGTTCTTACAACCAACTTCAAATTTCATTACTGTATGTCATTACGCAGGTTATGATCCTGGGTATATTAAATATAAAATGAGGAAAGCAATAGAGAAACAAGAGGAGAAAGAAAATGGCAAAAAAAATATGTGAGGTATGCAAAGGTAATGGGTTTGTTAGAGTGCCTTACGAAATAGCCAAAGAAGAACAGTGGGCTAATTGTGATTTTTGTAACAGCCAAGGTGAAATAGAAATACATGATGAGGAGCAAGATGGAAAATACAATTGAGAGTTTGACCAAACAAAAAGAAATATTACAATCTGCCTGTAGAAGAGCGGGTGCAGAGATAAAAGAATTAAAAGACACAATCCAAAAGTTAGAAAAGATAGCAGCTATTACAAGTGAAGATGTAATAGATAGATTAAGAGATGCTGAAAATTATGGAAGAACAGAAGACTACACGGAGGACAAATGAGACTAGTATTACTTGAAGCTTTAGAAAAAAAATACGAAGCTGAGATAGCTGCAGCTGATGCAACGATAAAAATTTATTTAGATAATTCTGTGGGTATCGGTGAACATCCACAACACTTAGAGGAGATCGATAAATTGTTACAAACAATTGTAGATGCACAAGAAAAGTTAAAAGAATTACAAGCATTTAAATTATGATTAGTGAAACTGATGCAGCTTACATCGCGGGTTTGTTTGATGGAGAAGGTAGTATTCAATATAAACAATACGATAGACAAAGAAAAAACAATAAAAAACCTTACCCTACTTGGTCAATTAGAATGGAAATTTCTATGACCGATAAGTCTGTTTTATTATGGATGCATGATTTACTGGGTTGTGGAACGGTTAATGAGAAAAGATATAAAACTCCATACACAGTTGGTTGGAAAAAACAATGGCGTTGGCGATGTCAATCTAGAGATGCTTATTATGTGTGTCTATTAATACAGCCTTATGCTCATGTAAAAATAGAACCTATAAACAAGATTATTAAACATTATTCGCATATTCCTAACAATAAATTAAAAGCTAAAGTAATTGATATTGCTAACTATAAAATAAAAAAACGAGTAAATGAAAAAAATTTTAATATTGATAGTCTTATTGATCTTGACTAATTGTTCAAAGTTAGAATTTAATAACTTTGATCCGTGGACTTCAACAGCTAAATGGATATTAACAAAGGATAAATGACAGCTATTTTTGGAATAGGTATGTTTTTTTATGGTATGGTTGCTATAGGTATTGGTGCTATAATAGCTTATTTTATTATAAATAAATTTAAAGATGATTAAAAAACCACTAGCTAGAATACTTTCATTAGGTGCAGGAGTGCAAAGTTCCACGATGGCATTGATGGCGGACCAAGGAGCATTTGGTGAGAAACCAACGGCGGCTATCTTCGCTGATACCGGTTGGGAACCTAAACCAGTAATCGATCATTTAAATTATTTAAAATCAAAATTGTCTTTTCCTGTATACATTTGTAAAGCAGGTAATCTGCAAGATGATATTTTAAATGCAACTGACAAAGGTAAATTTGTATCTGTGCCTTTTTTTACTTTAAATGAAAAAGGTAAGAAAGGTATGGGTCGTAGACAATGCACTAGAGAGTACAAGATAACCCCAATTGCTGCAAAGATTAGAGAATTGTTAGGTATGAAAAAGTATGCAAGGTTTCCTAAAACAGAGTATGTTGAAACCTGGGTTGGTATATCTACTGATGAAGTATTCCGAGTAAAAGAGTCAAGATTTTGGTGGCAAAAGAATCGATGGCCTTTGATTGAAAAGAAAATGTCTAGAGAAGATTGTATTGAATGGTATAATGGTAAAGATTATAAAACACCTGCTAAGTCTTCTTGTATTGGATGTCCCTATCATGATGATTCTTTTTGGTTAGATATGAAAAATAATAGACCAGATGAATTTGCAGCTGCAGTTAAGTTTGATAAAAGAATGAGAAACAATGAACATAAGATAAAAAATTATATGCATCGATCTTGTAAAAATCTAGACGAGGTCGTGTTTCACGTGAAACGTGAAGAGGAACAATTAGATTTATTTAATAATGAATGTGAAGGGATGTGTGGAGTATGATGGATGAAAAAGATTTAAAAGAATATCATAACATTGGTAAACCAGTGAAATGGAATAATAAATTTACTTACCCAAAGTCTCAAAGAGAGATAGTCATGGGTCGAAGACACTACGCTGTAGATGACCAAAAATTACCATCTGTAACAACTATCCTATCACGAACTCAATCAAAAGAAAAGCAAGATTCATTAGCCGCGTGGCAAGCTAGAGTTGGCAAGGAAGAGGCAACGAGGATCAAGGACCAAGCAGCTTCACGTGGAACAGCTATGCATACGCTTTTAGAACACTATTTATTGGGCGAGAAACACGCTGATTTGACCGATATAGGGCAAGAGGCGACCATGATGGCACAAAAGGTCATAGATGAGGGTATAAAGGGCTCTCTGAGCGAAATATGGGGGTCTGAGGTGACTTTGTGGTACCCAGATTTATATGCAGGGCAGACAGACGTAGTAGGGATTTATAATGACCGCGAAAGCATAATAGATTTTAAACAGACTAACAAGCCAAAAAAACGAGAATGGATAGAAGATTATTTTATTCAATTAGCTGCCTATGCAATGGCACATAACTATACTTATCAAACTAAGATCCAACAAGGTGTGGTGTTAATGTGTTCAAAAGATGGCTACTTTCAGAAGTTTGAAATATCGGATGAAGAGTTTAGGCAGTACAAATATAAATGGTTGGGCAGAATCAGCAAATATTATGATAGTTTAGAATAATTCTAAACTAATTGTATCGTATAGAACTTTTTCCCCAAAATAAAAAAATAAATTTTTATTTTCAAAACCATGTTACAACGCTATATATGTTACAATGTTAAATAAGCATTGATATAAGCCACTTATTTAAGATTAAATTGTAACATGACCATGTTACAGGTGTTACAATACGCATAAACATTGACTTTTCAAATGTTACAAATTTTCCGTACGCGCGCGTATGAAAATGAAATATTGAAAAATGTCTCCTAGAAAAAAGTTCTATAGGGTGTATAAATAGGTATGCCCAAAAAAAGACGTAAGAGAATAGCAGCTGATGGCTCCCCAGAGATACCTTATCCAAGAGTGAGGGTTGAGTGGATTGACTGTGTCAGTGACTCGGGCTGGGCTACAGATAAAGAGTTTGATAAAATGAAATTAGCACAGCCAGTGAATGAGGGTTGGCTGTATTCAAAAGATAAAAAATCTATTAAGCTGTTTGCATCTTATGATAAAGATGAAGATGGTTTTACTTTTGGGGATCGGACGATGATTCCTCGTCAGTGGGTGAAGAAGATAACTCGGCTGTAATTACTTGGGCGTCCTTATCAATAATGGGTTGATAAAATTTAAGAGCTTCTTTTACTCTCGCATCTATATCTTCTTGTGAAGTATTCTCGTGTTTATGGAGATGTATTTCATTATTGTTTTGTAAGCCACCCGCTTTACCTCTTCCTACTTCTGCGTTTATGGCAGCAGACCAGGCTTTATTCTTTCTTGATTCATCTCTTAATTTACCTAACTCTGCAAGGTGTCCCTCGTAAGTTATGTCATATTTTTTTAAAAGTTCAGATCTTCTGCTACCTATGTATTCAACCACTAAAGGATAATGTCTTGGATCCTGTAATCTACTGGCAGTTACGTGAGCAGAGTCTTCAGCATATCCAGCTGCTATTGCACATTCTGTTGCTGTCATTCTACCCTCTTCAGACACTATTAGATTAGCAAATTTAATTTGCATTGCTGTTAGTTTTTTTGGTACTCCCATACTTGAATTATATAAATTATAGGATATATTTCAAGTCAGAATGAATGGAAGATTATTAAGACAAGTATTAGATAAGATGATGAAATCACCTGCAGCTCAAGATGCAAGGGTTCAAGTTTGTTTACCAGATGGTAAATTTTATGATGTCACCTCTTTACAATTGCTAGAAAATAAAATAATTGGTCATAGAGAATCTCATAGATTGGTGTTTACAGTTAAGGCTGAAACCTGGAATATGGGTAAGATTTTGAAGAAAGTTGGAGATACCACTTAGCTTGAAAATTAGCTTGAAATGAACAAAGGAGAGACCAAATTTTGGCATGAAATTAAAGCGTTCAATATTAAAAATAATCGCAAATTATCATTTACACGCTTGGAAAATAGTGCTGCACACGGGACTCCTGATCTATTGGGGTATAATAATTCTAGCAAGTTTTTCACTGTAGAATTAAAGCTAAAAAAAGCTAAGAAAATTGTCTTCTCACCACACCAAATATCCTTTCATGTTAGACATCCTAAGAACACTTTCATACTGGTAAAAGAGCTGCCAAAGGCCCTCGGTCAGAGGGCTGTAAAACTTTATGAAGGGACCGAGATCCACGCGCTTGTGGGCGGGACCCACCCCACGCCTGTGGCTTGTGGCTTATCAGCTTGTTGCCTGTTCCTTGAGCGCTTGTAGCTTGTGGTCTGTTGCGTGCTTGCGGGCGGGGCCCTCCCAGAAAATTAATTCCAAGGCCACATACAGTTAAAGATTTTATATTTCCACTTAAGGATTGCTCATAGTATGTAGCCATGGAATTAATGTTCTCCATAAGCTATGTTTTTGACTTTCGGATCCCAACACGCTCGACAGTCACCGCAGCTATTGTTCTGTTTCGGAGCTGGGCAAGTCGCAGCTGTAGTTACAACTGTTGACGTATTAGGCCAGGCGCCAGCTGGCGCCTGGTCGATCATCGGCATTGAGAACCTTATAACTAGATTTCTGGGAGCTCTAGCGACGTGGTCCTGGATCCACGCTTCACGAGTCGGCAGCCAGTGACTGACGCCAGGTGTAAGCTCACAAACCTGATAAATTTTATTTAGATGATCAAGATCCTGGACATCCCCGGAATCGTGCCATCTAAAATATTTAGATTTTTTTGAATTAATTAAATGAACCATAGCAGCAACCCAGCCAGGGTGTTTAATAGATTTTAACCTTCTATACTGGGCAGCTTGAACAACCTTGAAGACGTAACAACCCTTCAGGGCGTAACAATTAGAACAAGTCGAACCTTTAACCTTCTGAAGCTTCGAGCCGGTTTTGCATTCCGCAGCCGGCAGGCCATAGGCCCAGCCCGGCATCTTAGACGGCCTCGACAGGCCACCCACTAGCTGCAATGCTTGATTCGTTTTCATAGTTACAATGTAGGATATTATAGGAAATAAAACAAGAAAAATATTTTTATTTTTTTTAAATTTTTTTCTTGACACATCCTATTTTATCCTATACACTTGGACGGCGGTTGGGGATGGCGGAGGAGAGAGAAGAGCTTGTGGGCGGGGCCCACCCAAATTTTTTTATTTTAAAATAAGATCCAGGTGCGTGCTGCTTGTCGCTTGCTGCTTGTGGACTTATCTGGCGTCCCAGGAATTTAGCAGCCTAGTCCCAATGCTCGCGAAGCTGGGTCGTAGGCTGCTCGCGGTCCAGGACTTACGCCTGCGGCTCGGAGCTGCGGGTCCGCCTGGTTGACCAGTAAACTGATC